GTCATTTATAACGGTGGAATTTGATACTCACAATGCAAGTTCAAACCTCTATCTGACCGAGACTCTTGATAATGGGGGTGGAGTTGACCTCCCTATTGGTAACATCGCTGCCAATGACATCTTCGTGTTCACAATATCATACGAGGTTTAATTTTAACAATACGCCTAGTGGATTCTAGGCACTGACAACAAAATACATCATCATGGCACTAACAGAAGAAACATTCGACGATAAGATTGAGCTAGTAGGCGAGTTCCGCCACGTTCAGATCCGCACAGCAACCATAATCAAACGCGACGGCAAAGAAATCAGTCGCGCTTTCCACCGTAGGGTATTGGCTCCAGATGCTGATGTCTCAGAGGAAAGCACAGAGATTAAGGGCATTACTAAATCGGCGTGGACTAAAGCAATTAAGAAGGATTACATTGCTTCACAAGTGGAGGATAACGCGCGAGTATAATAATACTGGCTAATCCCACAAAGTTATACCAACTAAAAAATAATATGCCATACGGACCAGGAACATACGGAAGCAAAGTCGGACGCCCATCTACGGCTGTAAAAGCTAAGGGGAAGAAAAAACTGGCTAAGAAAAAAAAGAAGTAATCCATGATCCCAGCATTCTTAGCTCCGCTCGTTGGCCCAGCAGTAAACAAGGTTCTTGATCTCATCCCGAACAAGAATGAGCGGGAACGCGCGCGTGAATCAGTCGAGGCATCCTTTGCTGAAGGAATACTCGCAGCGGCAGCGGCTCAGACCAGCATAAACGAAGTAGAGGCACAGCATAAGAGTGTTTTTGTTTCTGGTTGGCGTCCGTGGTGCGGTTGGGTTTGTGGGTTTGCTCTTGCGTGGAACTACATCATTCAGCCCATCGCAGCTTGGGTTGGTTTCCTTGCTGGTTACGACCTCTCAGGCGCTCCACGATTGGACACCAGCGAACTAACGACAATACTGATGGGGATGCTCGGTTTGGTAGGAGCTAGGTCTTACGAAAAGCTAAAAGGGGTTTCCCGAAGCTCATGATACTAGCAGCAGTAAAAGAATCACCAATGTGGATTAAAACTACACTTACCTCATGGCTTGGAACGGCTACGGGATTTAGCATTAGCCTCGGTCAGTTCGAAGGAGAGATCAGGGCTTGGGCTGCGTTGGTTGGGGGTATATTAATCCCCCTTACCGCATTAGCATTTCATGTTTACATAACTCTTCGTAAAAAGAAATAGTGGCTATAAATAAGAAAACCATGAAGTGTAACGTTCCGAAAAGGCAAGTGTCTGGCGGGAAGAAATCTGTTGTGAAAGCCTGTCAGGGTGGAAAAGAAAAGATAGTACGCTTCGGGGATTCTAACATGAGCATCAAAAAAAGTAACCCAGCACGTAAGAAAAGTTACTGTGCTAGGTCGGGTGGCATTAAGGGTAAAAGCAATAAACTGTCTGCTAATTACTGGAGCAGGAAAGCTTGGAGTTGTTAAATGGCTAGGTACGATAGATACGGTAAACAAGATGACCGAATAGCTGAAGAATTTGATACTGGATTTATCGGGTTCAACAACCGCTTGCGTCCAGATCAGCTACCAACGGGCGTATTAACAGAATCAAACAATGGTCGATTAGGACTAAACGGAGAGTGGCAAACGCGAAAGACTATTGATTTCTTGGCATCACCATTTCAACCCGCTCCACTCAAAGTAGGTTCTGTTAGGTTGCATAACAACGCTTGGCCATCTATTTCTGGAACGCCTTCCATTAGCAGTGGAACGGTGACAATATCTTTTGGTTCGGACGCATTTCCTTACGCAGGACAAGCGGCTGCAAGTTGGGTTGGCAAAGTAGTCAACCTTACTGGATTTGCTGGAAATGTTCCAATAGACGGGAACTATCTTATAGCATCTGCCCCAGCCAATAACAGAATAACAGTGGTCATAACTGGCCTTACCAGCATATCCACAGTGGGTACGGCTAGGGGTCCACATTTAGATGACACCGCTATTAATGAAATTGAAGACGCAATAGAATACAGCGATCCAAATAACAATTCAGAAAGCTATGTATTGTGCGTCGGAACCAATAAAGCATCTGTTGTAAAAACATCAGATAGTTCAACCGTAGACATAATTTACCCAAGCGGGTTGAATGCAGTTGGAGGGCAGGCACTACAAGCATTTAACAAGGTATTTATTTTCAGGGACGGTAAGATTGCCTTAGAATGGGATGGTGTACTAACTGGAACTCCTGATTTTACTAGGGTAGCAAACGGATCTTTTACAGAACCCTCAGACATTATAGTTCCTGCTGGAAGCTTCCAAGTTGTTAATCAAATAGGAACAGTGGTTTCAGAGACTGGATCACTGAGCCAAGGAACATCTATATTTATAAAAAATGGTGTAAATTCAAATATTACAGACCCAGATGACGCGGAATACGACATTAGTGGGTCTGGACTAAGACAAGTTGTTCCTAAGGACGGCGGCGGTTTTCACTTTGAGTTCTTTGTAAAAGAAGTTTTTGTTACAGATAGTAGTCCTACAGCTATTTCTACAACCAGTCTTAGCACGACATCTGGAACTGGATCGTTTACTGGGTACAATAAAGCAACTTTTACTACATCAGCAGGACATGAGCTAAAAGTGGGTGATCCTATTAGTATAGCGAACTACCATTCATCCGTTAATGGAAATAGGGTTGTCGCTGAAGTAGGAAGCACAACAACATTTTCAATTTATATATCTGGAACATTGAGTAGCCAAAGTGCAAGTGGATCTCCCACCGTAGGACTTAAAAAAGGTTTTACGTTCTCAGTACCTGCTGAATGTACTGATGGAATCAAAACGTCAAAAGATACACTGATAGCTACTCCAACATTTTTAGAAAAAGCCTCCGAAGGTTCTGGATTTACCCATATGCCAGCTCCTCCTTTTGGAGAATATCACCAAAGAAGAATAGTAGTTCCTTTTAGGTACTCAATGGACGAAAATGCAAGCGGGACAACAATCACCGATAGGAACATACATGATGAGCTTCTATTTTCCCAGTTTCTACTTAGCGATGAGTACGATATTATATTTGGTCAATTTAGGCTAAATGCAGGAACTTCAGACTTCATAGTTGGAATTCATTCTTTTTCAGAGGACAAACTAGTTGTTTTCAACAGAGGCAGCATACATTTAATTAGCAATAGTTTTATTGTAGAAGATGCTAGAAGTACGCTAGTAACGAATGAAGTAGGATGCTTGGCCAGGAAAAGTATAGTTCAAGTATCTAACAATCTTATATTCTTGTCCGACAATGGTATTTACGGTGTAGACTTCCAAGACTTGTATAACTTACGTGGCAGGGATCTTCCATTATCAGCAACCATCGAAGCTACCATTCAAAACATAAATAAAGATTATGCAGAAAACGCTGTAGCTGTATATTTTGATAACAGATATTTCATAGCTCTTCCAATTGGGCCTAATGCGAAAACAAACAATACACTTCTAATTTACAATTTTATAAACAAAGGCTGGGAATCCATAGATTCTATAAACAATCCCGCTTGGGAATTTACTCACTTAACGATAGCTGGAAAGGGCCAAGACCGAGGAGTGTACGCAACAAACAGAACTGGAGGCGTACACAAGATTGAAGGAGGAACTGGAGGCAATGACGTATATACTATTCAGGTAGGATCTGTTTCTCAGTCAAATGCAGTCGTTTCTTCAGCGACAACTAGGATGTACACGCTTAAATCTATAGATAGAAAAAAGTGGAACAATTTTGATTTGCATATTGAATCTGAAGTAGGACTAGAGAGCAATGGAAACCTATTTATAGAAACAGAAAATCTAGACAGTAAGGTAGAAGGCGAAGATAGCAGAATTAATTTAGGAACACTAGCAAGTTTTAATAACGGAACTCAATTAACAGCAGGAGAAGACTACTCAATCAGAGGAAGAATTGGAAACAGAAGAGCGTACGGATTGCAATTTACACTAGATACTACTTTCGGAAGACCAAAGTTTAGATCACTAAAAGTGGCAGGTGCTCAAACATTTAGAAACACATCAACAGCAGAATAATGGCTATATTAAGCAAAGGAACAACTTACGCCGACGGCGCTCAAATAACATCAACGAACCTAAATGCACTGGTTGATAGTGCGACGTTCGTGGCTGCGGCAGTCGAATCGGGTGGCGGGGTACAGCTCAACGGAAGTGGACAACTCAAAGTAGGTGGCAATATAGATATTGGCACAAATGCGCTGACGGCAACTGGTGCTATTAGCCTTGGTGCTACATCTTTTAACGAGAACAATATTACCGATGTTGCTTCCATTGACGTAGCGACTGTCAAATCAGATAGTACAGATGTTACTATTGATGCTGCTGTAGACATTATTCTTGATGCTGGCGGTGCAGACATCCTACTGAAGGATGACGGAACTCAGTTTGGTAGACTTACAAATAGCAGCAGTGATTTGGTTGTTGCTTCTTCTGTTTCAGATAAGGACATTTTGTTTCAAGGCAATGATGGTGGTAGTGCAATTACAGCTCTTACACTTGATATGTCGGATTTGGGTACAGCTAATTTTAACAAGAACATAACTTTAGTTGATGGCGGTAAAGCCCTGTTTGGTGCTTCTTCAGACTTGGAGATTTATCATAGTGGTAGCCATTCTCATATACACGATACTGGTACTGGAAATCTTTATCTAGATACAAACGGTGTTGAGATAGACCTTACCTTTAACAACAATAGCGAAACCATGCTTAATGCTGTAGCAAATGGAGCAGTAACTCTTTTCTATGACAACTCAGCCAAGATAGCTACAACAAGTGTTGGAATAACTGTATCGGGAGATGTGTCGTTTACTAATGCTAATCCCGAAATACTAGGTGGAGATGCCGATGGGGTGATGTATATTGCGCCTAGTACCACAAAAGACTTAGGTGGCAACATCCTATTGTATGGAAATACCCACGCTTCTAAGGCAAAAGACATTGAGATTAGGGCAACCACGGGTGTTGAGGCTCACTATGATGACTCGGCTTCCACGTGGGACTTCCAAGCAAACGCCATTTCTACATCTGGCCCTATTGTAACAACTGGTGCGATGGGTGCAACTGGGTCAATAGATATACATTCTGTAACAGGCACGGGTAATAAAGAAGGCGGACAGTTAACCCTACACACTGCCGACGATTATGATGGTACATATGCTACGTGGGGGATTGATGCATACGAGGATGATCTTAGGCACATTGTAGGCGGAGCTGAGGTAATGAGAATGGAACCAGGAGGTCATACAATCATAGCTAACGGCCTCACCCTTACGGACGGTGATTTAGCAGTAGCGGCAAATCATGGAATCAGTTTTGCTGCTAACGCTCATGCTCCAGGGATGTCCAGTGAGTTATTAGACGATTACGAAGAGGGGACGTGGACACCAACCATAACATTTGGAGGAGGAAGCACGAGCTTAACATACGATTTGCAAGTGGGAACATACACTAAGATTGGGGATTTAGTTACCGCTGCGTGTTGGTGTGATCTATCAGCCAAGGGGTCATCAACTGGTGATGCGGTGCTGGCTGGATTGCCGTTCACCTCAAGAAATTTGACGGGTAATTTGTCGGCAGCTACTCTGAGGGTTTCGAACATCTCTTTTGCTGATATTCCTATGGGCTATAACCTGTCAAATACTGCTACCATAACGCTACAGGAATCAACCAATGCTGGAACAGTTACGAACTTAACTAATTCTAACTTTGCTAACACATCACAAATCATGATGTCCGTAGCATACCGAGTTTAATTTAAACACCAAAACAACATGGCAATTACAGAAAGAACAGAACAAGACAAGATCGAGATTGTTGGTATATTTCGCAACATTCAGGTGCGAACGGCACTTATCATCGAGCGTGATGGCGCTGAGATTAGCCGTTCATTTAGCAGACACGTAGTTAGTCCAGGGGATGATGCGACGAATGAAAGCACGGAGGTCAAGGCCATCGCTGACTTGTTTCATACTGCGGATATTAAATCTGCTTACGCGGCTCAACTTGCATCACAAACAGAAGGACTAGAACCATCCGAGTAGAAGGTTCTAGAACTGTCGGCAAACATTAGAGGGATAACATGAGCGATCTAATAACATTAGTAACACCTGACATGGAGCCAATTTCGGCTTCTAGCGAACTTGCAAATACATGGGGTACAGGAGACAGCCTGGATTCTCAGATAAACACGTTCAAAAGAAACAACCCTCAAGCTGCTGAAAAAGCTGCTGAACTTGGGATGGATATTGAAGAGTATTATCTATCAGAAATCCTTGGGCTGAATGGAGGTTCTTCTCAGCAAAACTTCTTTCAAAAAGCAGGTTCATTAATTTCGAAGTTTGCAATGAATAAAGTTGGAGATGTAGCCGATGTTGGTAAAGCAGCATTTAGTGCTGGTAAGAATATTGTAAAAGGGAAACCTAGAGCCGCACTAGATGACGCAAAGAATGTGGCAAATAAGGTTAATAAACTTACGAATTTAGGGACAAGTGACATTGCTAAAGAAATGTTTGGAGATGTGGCTGGGAAAATAGCAGACGCTGAGGATGCAACAGTAATGAAAAGCGCTGCGGCAGGAGGGTTTTTAAGAGATGATATAACGGGAAAGGGAACCTTTTTGGGAGGTGCAAATACGCTGATGGAAGACGACGAAACAATTAACTACAACACTAATACGGGATCTACAGAAAGTACGCAAACAGCAGGAAACTCAGATCTAGAGAAAAAATACAACGCGTATTTAGAGATGGTACAGCGTATGTCTGGCAAAGGTATTGAGTCACGATCTCAGTCACTAGAACAAGCTAGGGGAACTTTTGGTCCGCAACTTTTTGGTGCAGCAGAAGATTATAGAACTGCTGCGATGGATAGTTTTGCAAGAACCGCAGGGTTAGAAACAGGGGCCAGCTACCAGGAAGTACTTTCGGCGTTCACTCAAAACGATCCTACAGAAGAAAAAAGACTTAGGGATGAGTCTAGGGCTGTAGGAGTGGCTTCTGGTCGTTCATTTGATCCTGCGGCTATGAAAGGAACAATGGATTTAAATCAGTTATTTCAGGCTAGAAAAACTCCTTATATCCAAAGTATGCTTCCAGAGCTAACGCTAGGAAGAGGAATGCAGTACGCTGGAGGGCTAGACGCTACAGTTATGGATACCCTTCCTTCCTTTGCCGACCAGGTGAAGTTCGACACCGCTCAGCAACAAAACCAGTTCAACCAAGATCTTCTTGAAGCACAAAGGAAAGCTGGAGATTCAAACAAGATTGCTCAAGGTGCTAATGCGTTCTTAGGAGCTTACCAACAAGACCTTTTTGGACTTAAAAGCAATGTTGTAGATCCCTTCGCAAAGTTTTCTGCAAATTTAGTATCCGACACTCTTAAAGGGTTATTCCCAGGGAACTCAGGGTCTAAAAACAACTTTGATTATTCGGAGTATCAATCACAGTATGGCTTTCCTGGTGAAGAAGAGATGTCTCGTTTTTTAGAAAACGACGGCTCCTACTTTAATTCTAAATTGGAAGACTTTAAATACTAATTATTATGAGATTCGGACAACTATCAGTTCAGGAGATGATTCCTGATATTACACCTTTGCTTAAAGCTCGCCAGATGAAAGATCAGGCGTTCCAAAACATCGCTGGAACCGTCATGCAGTTCGCTGCTGACAAGGAGAAGAAGGAGCTAGATAAAAAACAAAAAAAACAAGGCATAGCTGCAATAACTCCATTCTTAGAGGATTTAGCTAGAAGAAATCCTGCATTGAAAGATATTGATCCTGGCAAGTTTTATGCTCTTCACGGGAAAGATTCTTTACAAGAAGTAGCAAGATATATGCAAGCCTCTGCGGTGCAGAGTACAGCAAAAGCTAATGTTCTAGAACAACTCAATGAAGGGAATGAGCAGGCTGTGTCACGAAATACCGATGCTGTAATTCAAAGATTAGAACAAAGGTTTGGGGTAAAAGGACTGGATGTTGATATAAACAACATAAGAAATAACGTTGCTGAAATTGCCAACGAGTTCGGTATTACTAATTATAATTCGTCTCTTGCTGTAAACAAAACTTACGAAAACATCACAAAAGCAGGTACTATTGCAAGTGGAGTTGAGGACAAGCAAATGGCAATTAGAAAAGGATTGGCTAACACCGTTTCTCAATTTATAACACAAGAAAGCATAATTGATACAGCTAAAGATGTTTATGTAGATCTAATGGCCATTACGCCTGATGAGTTAGAAAAAGAAAAGAATCTTATATTACAGAGTGTAAGTGAAGGTGATAAGGTTAATCTTAAGAGTGCAGTTGCTAGCCTAACAGGTAACTCAGATGCAATTATAGCTGAAAGTTATGCCTTTATTCAGTCCTTTTTTAAAGGAACGGGAGCATCAGCTTTTCAACAAAAACTATCAGCTTTAGCTGGAAGAATAGCGAACACTGTCCTTCAAGGCACTAGAGAATCTTCTGTAGACGGATCTTCTGGGTACGGGCAGTTGACGGGGCCAGAGCTAACATTACTTAAGAACTTCTACGGTGCTTTAGTTACCGAAGGAGGTTCTTTGTCTAATTTCAGCGTAATACAAGAAACTCTTGAAAGAATAATGAGAGAGATTCCTCAAGCGGCATCAAGAAGGTTTGAAAATGCCTCCCAGGAATTCGGTACAAAAAATTCTTTGGGGTACAACCCAACGAAAGCAAAGAACGAAATGTTGGAAGACTTGAGAAAGTCTCCTAATTTCGCGTTGTTTGACTTAGGAACTGGTGAGGCTTTTGATATTACATCTTTTATTGAAAAGCATTCAACAGGAGAAAAAGAAAATAATAATGCTTCCACTACTGGTAATAATTCCACTTTATCTAGTTTATTTCGAACAGAACCGACTGTTTCTTCATTTTCCAAACGTGGGTATGGACTTCTTTCTGATCCTCCTCGCGGCGATGCTATCTATCGTCCATACCCAAGTTCTTCTACTGGAACATCTAGTATGATTCCCCCTGTACCGCAATATGCACCAGATTCAGTTGATCTTGGACGAGGTTTATCGGTAGTTGACTCAGGAGATGGACTTGAATTCTTTTGGGGATCAAAGAAATGAGCACGACTT